TCTTGATTCATCATTAGCTAAAGTAATTACATAATTACCAAATCCAGTTTTATACATTTCTTTTGTTGCTGAATCTGCTTGAGGTGTATCAAAGACTTTTTTAATTATATCGCCTATATTTTTTTGCTCTTTGCTTAATCCTGCATCATTATTATTTGTAATATAATTTACCAGATTTTCTTTAGATGCTGATGATTTAAACAAACCACTGTTTGTAATAATTTTTTTACCAACAGTTTGTAACATCATTCCTATATTATTTGTAACTTGTCCATCAGTTAGTTTATAACCGACAGTTTCCCCATTTAATACACCTGTTGTAAATTGTTTTTTCTGTTGAAAACTTACACTTATATCAAATAACTTTTTTTGATCTTCATCAGTGTACTTTCCAGTAGCAGCTATACTATTTGCTATGTTTGATGATGCTTGAAATAGTTCATCTTTCTGTTTTATTTCAAAAACATTAGATGCACTTTTTTCACCTAAATCTTTTTCCCATTCATTATGTTGCTTTTGCTCAAATGTATGTAGTGTTCTATAATTACTTTCATCTTGTGAAACTATTGTTAATGTTTTTTCTAATTCTTTAAGAGCAACTTCATCATAATTTTCTTTTTTTATTAATTCTAAAACACCTTTTTCATATTCTGTTAAAAGCTCCTTACCATTTTTATCTACTGTTTCATCATTTGATAAAATATTTCTTCTAACAGCCCTAATGAATCTACCATCTTTTCCATTAATTAATCCTCGCATTAATCCGACAGTTGTTGATGTGCGTATAGCTCTAAACCCCGCACCATGTATAGCAGGATTTTGATTGTTTTCTGTTAGGTTTGCATCATTATCTTGTGTTAATTTATCAACTAAAAATTTAGAAGCATCAATTTCTTGTTGTAAATTTGATAATCCAGTAGCAGTGTTTTTTGAAGTACTATTACTTACAACACCATCAGATATAGAAGTTACATAATCATCTTTAGTTTGCGTTATTATAAATTGTTTATTTGTTGCAGCTATTTTTAATTTTTCTTTAAACTCTTCTGTAGCTAAATCATTAAAATGTTGTGTCGTTATTTTAGCAATGTCTTGAGTAACTATTCCTTCGTAATCTCCACCACCAAACTCTTTTAAACTTGTAATGTATTGGCCCATACGAGCTTCAGCATTTGTTGCAAACTCTTCTGAAGTTCTTGAGTTACGTCTTATATTTAATATTTCTCTATTAACATCGATAGCCAGTGCTTCCGCATATCTTTGTCTTACTAATGGTTCTGCACTAGAACGTGCAATATCACTTAAAGTAGAGTCTATATCCTTAAATTGAAGATTGCCATTTCCATCACGAATATCTATTCTCATATTTCGTGCATAGTCTTCACCAAACTTTTCTTGTTCTTTTGTAGCTAAAGCAAATGAAGTATTCGCAATATTCGCAGCTACCCTTGCTAATGTTTGCCCTGCTCTTTCTCCACCTGTATCTGTGCCTACAATGCCAACTGGTTGATTTACAAAGGTTGTTTGTTTAGCTTTAAGAAATTGTACCATTATGTATACATACCTCCAGTATAACCATAACCAACAGCTTTAAACTGTGGAGATAAAACACTTGTTGTACTTGTGTTTGGCATTAAAGGTTGTGCTTTCATTGCACCACTAAACAATGTACCAAATGCCTGATAACGATATGCTCTTGATAAATTCCTGCCTTTTTCATCGGCAATGGTTTGGCCTAATGACAATCTTGAAACTTCATTTAATGTTTGTAAAAACTTTCTATCTGTTTCGGTAGCAGCTTCTTTCTTTGCTCTTTCTTGAATAGCTTTAAAGCTTCTATCTACACCTGCTTCTCTACCTGATACACCTGCCAATGATGCATTTGTACCAAGAAATACCTGTAAGTTTTTCATACGTGCATTATGATCTTGCAATGCAGCAAGTTGAGCGCCTTCTATTTGTGCTTGCAGTTGTCTACGTTGAAGTGCAGCTTCTCTTTTTGCAGCCTTTGCTGCACTCATTGATCCCATAAACCCTAATAATGATGAGCCTATGGCTAATGCTGTCATTGGTTCCATTAATATGCCACCTCTACTATTAATCCGTTTATCTGTAAATCCATAGGAGTGCTTTGTGTAATTATTACTCTTGGATCTCTGTCATAACCTATCATTCTAAATTCATATTTTCCGTCAAAAGGTATTTTTTTTGTAGGATACTCTGTAGTAGACGTTATAGTCAACTCTCTAGCTGTAGATGTTTCTGATGGAGCTTTTAGATTTGCTGACAATGTATTTTCAAAATCTACAATAACACGTGTTATTTCTCTTGGCTCACCAGTAAGAGGCCCATTAGCTAGTTGTGCATCTATTGGCAATGTTTTTAATTTACAATAAAATTCATCTCCCACTACTATAGACCTAATATTTTCTCTTACCGAATTAAATAATAGTGAAGGATTATCAAGTTTCTGAATTTCATTAGCATCAAGATAAAATTCAAATGTACCTAAATAGTTATTTCCATCTACTGCGTGAAGATATGTTTCTGGTTCAGTGCTAGAACCCCAGTATGATTTATATTTTGCTGCTAGTGAACCGTTCAAAGTTACACCACCAATACCAAATGTTCCCTTACTTGTATAACCACCTGAAAATTGAGGTGGATTATAATTGTTATACAGTGGCCTATTTTCTAGGGGTAAGGTTCTTGCATAATCAAGCGGCATTGATTGATTAAACATTTCTAAAACAATATTACCATAATTAAGGTCTGTAGATGTGCCATCGTCTGCTGTTACATACCTTGTTGATATAACATATAAATTTTCTCTAACTGAACATAAACTATGAAATAACCCTTTAGTATCCCATAAAGTCCACCCTGCTTTTTTGTCACTTCTTATACTATAGAACACAGCAATAGTTCCATCTTCATTAACAAGAAAAGAATAGTTTTCGCTTCTATCTAGTGATCCTTTTATAACAGTTTGCTGTACAGGATTTCGTATTAAATGTGGTGCTAATGCAGATACGGCTACGGATGTGTATGAGTTTTCTGCATCTGTAAACAAAAACTCTCTCATTGCGTTGCCTGTGTTTTGTATAAATAAAGTCGCACCATCAAAAGCCTCAGGTCTTACATAGGAAGATCCAAAAGGTGTTTGTTTTATAATTTGTGCATTTGTGGGAGTTATAGGTTTTGTTGTAGGTGCTTGAACATAAAGCTCAGATCCTGCAGTAAACACTTGTAAATCTCTATTAGACACTAAATGTCTTATTTGATTTATTTGACCTACGTTTGCTGTAATATCTATAGCATCATTATCTTCAGCATCACCTATATCAAAGTTAAAGTATTGTCCAGATTTGCTTCCCCATATACCATCAGGTTGTGCCAATGTTCCACCAAACCATAACCTACCTTGATGAAATGTAACTGCTGCAGGATACCCTCTTAATGTAGAATAGCTTTGTTCCGCCCATTCTGTTGTTGCTGCACCAGTAATTACTCTCGGAGAACCACCACCTATAGCCGTAGATGATGCTGTATTCCCACAATCATATTCATATTGATTCTCATCAATAACTGTTATAGTATGGGCGCCATTAATATGATTATTTGTAATACCACCTAATGATCCTGCCCTTTCTACAGTTATACTTGCTCCAGTAGCAAGTCCATGCAAAGCATCAGTAACTTTAATAACACTAGAATTTTCTATAGTTTCTAAAGAATCAATTTCTAACTGTCTTCTTAATGTGCCTTTTATATCTGCGGTAACTTTTGTAGCACTTATTACTGCAGTTATACGACACCTTGTTTTTCCTATTAAAAGATCCGTATCAACGTGTTCTGATTCATCAACCTCATCAACTGTACCAGTGCCTGAGCTTGCATCTCCATCAGCATTTGCAACAAACACAACACCTACTGTATTAGAATCTGCACCAAATGTAGTTACAAAGTCAGTAGTTCCTACAGTTTTAATTTGATAACGTGTTCCATTAACAATGGCTGTGGCAAGTGTATCTTCTGCTGTAACCAAACCAGTGTCAAAATAATCATATGATGTTGTTAAACTTGCACCTGTACCTGTGGTAGCACTACTTGTTATTGTAACTCCCAAACCTTGAAATGAGAAGTAGGGCTGAAATATATTATTGCCATCTCTTGATGAATCAAAATTAAATGTGCTAACCTCAAAGGTTGTTAATGAAGTTCTTGTTATTTTGCGAATCATATGGGTGTTATGTGCAACAAACATAACATCACCTTGCTGTGCAAAAGTCATTTCAGGCAAATATTCTTTGTCATTAGTTAAAGTGTTTTGTAACCATGTTTGTCCAGTAATAGTAAACAAAGCATCATCACCACCATAAGCTCCTATTGTTGTAGGATTTTGATCTACCTCATCAATCTTAGGTCTTCCAGTATCATTATCAATCTGATAAAATCTTATTGTTTCATGTGAAAAACAAACAATATATTTTTCATCATCAGAAAAAATAAAAGGCTCAATACGAAATGGCATTTTTAAAACCTTAAAATTAGTCGTATTAAAAGCAGTTGGGTTTGATGAATAAACGTCTAAGTTATCTTGTCCTATTTGATTTCTTGTAATAGTTACAGTATTGCCACTATATGTTGCAGAAAAAGGATTGGCTCGATCACTAGAAGTTATAGTATCAGGTATAGTGTCATTATTACCAGTACCATTTATTCGTTTTGATAAATTTTCTGCTGTGTTATTTACTTGATCATTGTCTGTACCCCTAGGTTGATTTGTTCCAAGTCCTACAACCCAAAATATTATCTTACCATCTTCTGCAGTTTTAGGTACTGGATCTGCATTGGCTGGAGTTGTAGTATAGCTTGCCATTTGAAATTCATAGACTGTGCCATCATTTGTTTTAAGTCTAAAGAAATTACCAACTTCGAAGCCACCATTTATTTGGGAAGAATTATCAAAAGATATTGTCATTTGTGGACGATTCATAGCACTTAATGTAACAATATATTCAGTTCCTGCTCTTCTTTTTAAGCCACCTTCTGCTCGAATCCAAAAGTTTCTAACTTCTTCTGCTGAATTATTATATAATGGTGTATCTGTTCTTGATACTAAAGATGGACTAATTTCACCAAACTGGAAATTATTTAATGGAATCTTTATATTTGGCATCAAGATCTCCTATTAGAAATAAATCTTGATGTAGCAAGCTTCCTTGTTGTCTGTTGTTGTGCATCTAAGTTTCTTGCTTTAGCCATCATTTGTTCTGCTTTTACAGTCATAAGCTCTGTTAATGTTGTGCTTCTTGTAACTGCAGATGCAAATATTGAAGCTAGAGCATACTCTGCAGCTAAAGTAAAATATGATGGGAAGTTGTCCTCGGTCTGCCTAAATGTGTAATCTGCTATAACCACGTCAGAATCAGTAACATCACTAAATATCTTGTCTCCATAAACTGTATAATTTACTAACAAGTCATTTACTGTTACACCGTGAAGTACAAGCAAGTCATTAGGCAACTGATGTGCTGCATCAAATCTTCCAGTTGGGTCAGATGCTAATTGTGTTAGTGTCGCTTGCTGTGTAGCAAATCGCCATCTAGCTGAAGAAAGAGATGTACGTATAGTATCTTCGTACATATTGTTTGCGACTAATGCTTCAGTAGTATTTTCTGTAAAAGATGTTATTGGATTAGCACCTATAAGAACTAATGCTCTTGATGCTATTTCTACTGCTGAATTTGCCGCTGTACTTGTCATATAAGATAAGGGGGATTTCTCCCCCTACTCCTTAGTCTGTTTCTGCTACTGCAGTACCTTGAGAGGTATTTACAGTTGTGCCATCATTTGTAAGGACAGAAGCAATATGAGTTGTGGGTGTAGCTGTATCTACACATATAACCACATCTCTTGCTCTCATCATATTAACAGCTTCACCTGAAAAATAACCTGAGGCTTTAACAGTTGCTATCGCATCAGCCGAAGTGTAGTGCCAAAGATTAACACCTGAACCTCCTGCTAAACGAGTAAGATTTGAAATATCAAATGCCATGATCTATCTCTCCTTATGTGTTGTTATCAAGGACTTCATAGATACCATTATCGTCAATAACGACAGCACCCATGGACATCATTGAAGTTGCTAAGTGAGAAACCTTCTCAGCTACATAATTTAACTCAGTAGTTACGTCTGCACCAATACCTAAACCTACTGATGAAGTATGATAAGCAATGTTTTTACCTGCAGTTACCGCACTGGTTGAGAAAATTTTAAAGCCAAGAAACTCTTTCATAGACATACCACCTGCGTATGGAAGATTTTGCTCACCAACAAAGTCGGATGAAGCAAACTCATTAATAAGAAATAAGTCAGCATATCCTTTAGGATTCATTGCTAAATATCTCCCGCCATCTTCAGGAACATCCGCAGCACCCATTGTTTCAAACAATGAAAGCAAATCTGTTTTTGCCAAAGCTCCAGAGGTATCAGCGATTGCAGTTGCGTTTGCACCTGCATCCATTGCAGTGATAAGTATCTCATCAGTCTTGCGACCTAGAGCAGCGGCAGCAGATTGTGCTACAGCTTGTCTTTCGTCTATGTTTGTCTTTAACTCATCAAACTTATCAATGTACTCTGCAGCATAGTAATCTGAAAGAGTCACATCAACTGTGGTGTGAGTTAATTCCATTGGTGTAACCATACCATTTCTGGATTTGGTTGAGGCAGAACCAGTACCAATCTTTTGGAAACGTACTGTACTTCCATTCACATTGCTTACAGTACGGACAGTATTCCTTAATTTACTACCCATTCTTTGATAAGCTAGATGAACTTCGGTTTCAAACTGCCTAATAAAGGCTGTATCAATAGTGTTAGCCATTCTTAGATCTCCTGTTCAAAATTAAAATTACAATTTTCCAGTTATCCGTCTTTAGCTTCACTTGGTTGTCCGTTAGGGCCATCAGCTTATAACAGGCTGTTCTTTATCCTTTATCAAAAATTTATCGTCTTTGCAACGTATAAATCTTAAAACCTGATAACCATTAATCATTACTGGCTCTTCTAGGATAGTAAAACCCAAGAATTGCAACCAATCTATAGTCCTTGTATGGTCTGCAGGTACTACATTTTCTAGTTGATGATATTGGTTTTGAAAGTAATCTACTACCTTTTTACTCCAAAAAAGAAACTTTCTTGAATGATTTTCAATAGAATATGTACCTAATGCCCATATCTTCCCTATCATTTGCTCATAAATAGGAGTTACACCAAACATCATAGCAGGTTTATCATCTAATATAACTGTATATGTTTCAGCCCTTTCTTCCCTAAAACCTGCCATTAATGCACGAAAAGGAGTAGCACCATGTATCATGCACTCCCTTACATCTGTATCTCTTAGATTATCCTGTAAATAATTAATGTGAGATATATCTGCTTCTACAATGGATTGACCACTGTAGACACCACTACCCGTAAAGTTTTTTAAAGTCATTATTCACCTGATCTACAAAACCTCTATCTCTTCTAGCAGGATCATAATAACGTGGATCTCTCATTCTAGCCTCAACATCTGCTTGAGTCAGACCTGCAGGTGCAGTAGCTTGATTTGAAATTGTAGTGCTTTGCATTTGTTTTTGTATAAACTCTAAGGCTTTTATTCCTTCAGCACTTGAGCCTAGTTCAGCAACTGCATCTTGCATTTCAGCAGGAAAAAATTTGTTCATAAAAAGCTGTACTGCTTCAATTCTTTGGTTTGCATTATCACCCAAATCAACACGTACCTGATCTAAATCAGGCTGTTGTGTTTCTTGGTATTCAGCAAACTTATTAACCCAATGAGAAAACTCTTCTTGTGAGTATCCGTTTTCCCATGCATAGTCTGCCCATTCTTTTAGCAATGGATTAGTTGCAGCCTCTTCTTCGCTTAATACCTCTGGTATTTGATAGTCACCTGCACTAGCAGGTCTTTCTGAGAAGGCTTCTTCTGCTAACTTTTCCTGCAATCTTTTTTCTATCTCCTCTTCTTTTTGCCCTATCTTTGTTGATAGTTCTCCATATGATTTGGCTAAATCCTCAGGAGTTTGGAACTTCTCAGGCAACCACTCAGGTCTTGCGTTGGTATCTGCTACAGTTTCCATAGAAGGGGTAGTGGAGGCAGAGGTAGTATCTACAGAAGTTTCTGTAGCAGATTCTTGTACAGTATCATTCATTTCTTTATCCTTTGTGCATGATTGATTCTTTTAGATATAAGGGCAACAAGATATCGCTGCCCTTCTAAATGCCTTAATTCAGCATCAGATATATTTGGGCCTGCTACTGCATCTACAGTAATAGACTTTAAGTATTGTATTACACTAATACCTAATGGTGTACTAAATAATGCTAATACATCTTGTGAAAGTTTTTCATCTTGTTCACGAGGTCGTTGGTATCCATCAACCCCCAAGTGCTTCGGTTGGGCCACTGGGCATCTCTCCTTGCTGTTGGGCTTGTTGCATTTGCTGTGCCATTTGTATTAATTGCTGACGTTCATCAGCATCCCTAATTAATTTATCAGGCACACCAAATTTCTTTGCAAGATATAAAGCTGTTTCTTCTGAGGATATAAGTATATTTAATATCTCAGGGCCAAATGATCCTGCTACTGTTTGTAAAAATCTGTTTAGAGAAACTATATCTTGATTAGATTGAGCTTGTGCAAGGGGTGACACACTTCTAATCTTTACCTCTCTACCATTAACTGTTGGCATCTCTATTCGGCCCTGTTGCTTGAGAATGTAAATCACTCTCTGCAATACTGGCTGTACCATTTCTGCTTGCAGTCTGCCAAATGCAGAACCAATCTTTCTAGAAAGATCAGCCATCCGTTCAGCAACCTCAGTAGCAGATGCAGGTGTTTTATTAGGATCACCTAACATATCATTGTACAATGCTCTTTTAATATTGTTTCTCATGTCATTTAAAATAAGATTAGCAACATCAAATGATCCTGCTGCTCTTATAGGTTGTAGACCTTGTGTATTAGGTGCTTTTGGAATAACAGTTCCAGGGACTAAGTTTATTGTATCCACATTAATTACACCATCATCATCTATTTGATAGATACCTGATATAGCCATCTGTGCATTTTCTAATATAAGTTCTATAGTTAGGTTACAGGTTTTGATTGCACTTAATGCATTTACTGCAGGGCCTCTGCCATATATTTCTCCACTGGCTTTGCTCCATCTAAATGCTATAAATGGATTAGAGCCTACACCTTTGTATATTTCTTGTAGAATCATATTCTTATCAGCCATATCTATAACCATAAAAGAATATTTTTCTTCATTTATATCATCATATAATTTGCATGAAACTTCTAAAATTTTAGTTTTTGTTTCAGGATAATTATTTATTCTTTCTTGAATGTTTGGTGATAACTGTGCTTTAGGATACGCAACTAATATGTCTGCGTTCTTTATCATTCTCTCTCTAAATACATGATCAACCATACCATCAGGGCCAGTATCTAAAACAACGTGTGGTAATGGCACTGATTGAAATCTAATAGGATTAATTGCATCACCTTCTGTGACTAACAATACTGCAGTACCTAATGCAAGATCTATAAAGCATTCATGTATTTCTTGTGCAAAGTTAGATGTCTGCAAAACCTCAAACACATAATCAGTCACTTCATCTAAAGCATTATTAACATCATCTCTTTCGCTCTCAGGTACTTCTGAGCCAGTAACAAAGTCTGCCCATCTAGCAAAGTTAGGTGTAAGCCCTGACTGCAACCTAGAAGCAAACTCTTGTATACCAACTACTGCAGTTTCATCAAAGATCTTGTCATCTCTTCGCTGACCTGCTGAATAATTTTTGAAACCCTGCCTCTGTGGTAAACAATATTCAAAGATTTCGTCATAAAGTTCTTCAAACTCTCGCCTTACAGCAAGAGCTTTCTCATATCTTTGAATCATTGTTTGAGCAGTCTTTTCGTGCATTTAGCGATACCTGTTATAAAATCCCATGCCACCACCAGAACTTGTTAGAAGAGATCTTCTACCCATTCCTTTTCTTTGTCTTGATATATTTTCTTCAAGAACATCTTGTCTCGCTTCTGCTCTTTTAGCAGTCTCTTCTATTTTCTGTGACTCTCTTTCCATTTCAGCTTCTTTTTCCGCTGCTGTTGGAGCAGGAGCTTTTGAACTTCCACCTAAACACATAGCAATCTCCTTACATTCTTGCCCATAATCCTTGTCGTCTAGCCTGTTTAGGTCTGCGATTGAAGACATCATATTCGACTCTTGCGTTAAATGCTTCTATTGGTTTACCCAAACCTAACACTTGCCTTCCTTCACCTGCACCCAACATAAGATACTGCATTGCATCATGTATATGTGAGTACCTGTCTTTGAGAGGTTTATCTTCATATCGCTCACCTGACACTTGCAATCTGCGATATTGATAACCTCCCTCAAATCCTTTTACCAATTCTTTACACCTAAAGTCAATTAAAATTCCTGATAAGCCATCTACCATTCTATTTAATACTGACGAAACTGACTCTATCCTTAGAGAAACGTCATTACTATTTGTTGGTCTAGCAGTTAATCCTGCACCCCTTAATATCTGAAAAGGTGTGGATTCATCTGTCTGTGACCTAAAGTCACCTGCAGGATCACCAAAAATATTAACCTCAAGATTGTTATATCGTGTAGCTATTTCTGCTCTAAGTAGTTCAGCAAACCTTACAATCCCCATATCAAATGCTACAATCTCTTGTAGTATTAGCCATCTACCTCGTACCTTTTGCCCAAAAACAGCAGCAGGTGTAAGACCAAAGTCTAGCCCTATATACACAGGAACTCCATCAGCTACAGGTATTTCTTCTTTTGCAACGTGTGTATCTCTTACAAACATATTATAAACTGGCTTACCATCTTGGATAGAACCCAATCTATTCATCACATATACATCTATCCAACTCTTAGTCTTACCTTGTACCAAGTTAGGATAATATGATTCTAAAATATTTTTTCTGTTCTCTGCCTGTTTGTTTGGCTTATATCCTGTAACATTACCATCTTCGTCTCGTTCTTCATCCATGCCACTAGGCTGTGTAAAGAATAACCAGTTGTCAGGCTTCACTAACATCCTGCTTTCTTCCTTAGAAATGTGATCAGGCACTGGCACTTCTCCTGCCATGATTGGCCACCAATGATCTTCCTCAGGACTGTTTGTGTCACAGATCACACCTGACCATGTAGCACCACCTTCTCTCATAGATGGGTATCGACCAACCCTCATAGTAGTAGCATCAATAATTGACTTAGGTATCTCTCTTGCTTCATTCACCCATACTCCTGTCAATTCTAGGGAGAGAAGTTTCTTGACATCTTCTGGCCGATCTAAAGCAAGAAAGATTACTTCCATATCAAGATCAGCCTGTGTAATGTGATGTGTATAGGGTACAGACCATTGGAACTTTCCCCAATCTTCCTCAGGAAACCAATCTAACCATGTCTTGATAGTTGTTGTTCTTAGTTGTGGATTCGTGTTTCTGATAATAGCCCAACGACTTTTGCGTTTACCATTCTCAGATTTCTTCTGCATTAATGCTCGTCTAAATATTTCTATACAACAAGCTACAGACTTTCCACTACCGACTGGCCCCCTTATCCCTCGAAAGAATGTATTATCTTTCATAAATGCTTTAAGTACTTCACCATCAGGTTTGTATTTAAACTGTATCAATTTTTGTATTAACCCCTATTCTTAACAACGTATCTACAGTCTCAGGCCCTATAACAGCAATAACTTTATCTGCCTCTCGATCTGTACAAAATTGTTCAGGGTGATGTTTTAGGTGGACTCTTTTTACCACCTCACGAAGTATTCTTCTTTCTTCTATCTTTAACGTATGGAGAAAACTCATTCGGTTATCCTATGAATAAGATCTATAGCTTTTCGTTTTTGCTGCAATCTTTTTGGGCTGTTTAGATACTTGTCTACCTGCTCTAATTGCTTTCCGTTTAAGAGCCGAAGAGGCTGCGTATTCACTGGCACTAAGAGCCTTAATTGCTTTCTCAGGTAAATAACGTTCACCAGTTGCTTTCGGCCCTTGTGTACTAGGATTGCCAGATTTAGTTCGCCATTTCTGTCTAGTCCATGCACGTAACGATCTCTGTGATTTTGCTAATGCCATTTCTAAATCTCTAAAAGTTGAGAGAGTTGATAGAGTTGAGGTTGATATATAAAATCATTTATTTTTTAACTAAACCTTCTATTTTTTTGTAAGCATCTTTTGGAGATGTACCTTGTTCAATTAACATTTCAAAAAAATTAAAAGCAGAAATTCCACCACCCTTAATGAATCCATCTTTATCTAACTGTTTCATTTTGTCCCTATACAAACCAATATCAGAAGATGCTACTTCCATTTCCTTTTCAGCCTTTAAAAGACTTTTTTTCTTTTTTCCATTTTTAGGTATAGCCATTATCGGTATCCCCCTCCTTTAGCTTTATATTGCTTTGCTAACATCTGTGCCTTTCTTGCACTCCATTGACCCGAACTACCACCCTTGTTACTCGCTTTGATCCTATTAAACAAAGCCTTTCTCATAGCAGGTTTGGTATAGTTTCCTGCAGCATTAACAGCCATTATGTTCCCTTTAATAAAGATTTATAAGCTTGATCTTTATATTTTTTTGGCTTTTGCCCTTTAATTTTTCTTACTAGGTTTTTAACTTGCAATCCTTGATTTACAAAACCTGAGTCAGCTAATTTTGATGGAGTGGGTGTAGAAGATTTAGAAACTGCAGCTTTTGTTTTTGGACTTCTTGTATCTTGATTTTCAAAACCCATAGTCTTTTGATAAATATTTTCTAACTCTTTTAATTTCTTTCTTTGTAGCTCTAATCGTTTGCCATCTTCCCTTAAAGCATCGAGAACACTTTTCTTTATTTTACTCATAACAATCTCCTTACTTACCTTTCTTCTTAATAATTTTTTTAGGCATCATCTTTGGAGTGGCTTTCTTTGGTGGCCTACCTCTAGTTTTCCCATATGTTCCTTTTCCCATTGGCATAGTCGTCTCCTTTTCTAGTTTAATAAACTCATACTTATACCTTTGCTTTATTGCGTTTACTAATTGCTCTAGCTTTGGCACGAGCATCTGCCTTACTACTCGCACCCCATGCCTTAAGCGATAATAATAATCTTGTAGGTTTTCCTTTAGCATCTTTCTCTGGCCCTCTCATCCCTGCCATCCGAGCCAAAAAAGAAGCTCGTCTTGGATTGTCACCACTCTTTACTGGAGGCTTCAATGTACCTCCCTTATAGGAAGCACGACCCTTTGCATTTAATCCACCACTAGGATTCTTACCCTCTTTGCGTGTCCATGCAGGTGTCTTAGCCATGACTACCTTCCTTGCTTTCTATGTAGTCCTCTACAGTAGTTCCCGTAGAAGTAATTACTTATCCTATTAAAGAGTTTAAACAATCTAAAATGTATTTCAATCATAACGTACCTTTTTGAACTATAATGTTTGAGTAAGACCATGTCACTGTATCTAGAACTCTTTTTTTAACCCCCCTACTAAGTTAGGTCTATGCTCACAGAGATATTACCTTGGACTAAATGCATTGCTTTATCAACTGGCTTATATCCTGCCCTATCAAGTATATCCTTGGAAGCTTCTAGCTGTACGTACTCAGACTTAGCACTACTCGCTAAGTCTAGTACCTTCCTAGAAGCTATCGTAGCATTGAGTCCTATACTATCTCTTATTCGCTGTTGCATATACTCTTGGACATGAGGCAATCGCAAAGTCTTACTGGCTGTCACTCTACCTGATTCGCCTTCTGCGTATCCAGACTTTGCGGCTGCCTCTTTGACACTACATCCTGTTGCTACAATCGTATCAACTAATGCCATCTGTTTAGTAGTTAACTTTCTTTGTGTGAGCATAAACACCCCCTTACCCCCTCTTTATGGAACAAAGAAAGTGAACTTGTCAAGGGCTTTTATAACTCACTGTTTATAAAGGATTTATCGTGGTGGTTTCCATCATGCGTATGCCAAACCTATTCAGAATAGCAAGAGTTCCCCTACAACCTAAGGCATCAGTCTCTGAGTCGCTAAGTGTGCAACTCAGATACTGTGCAACGGATAGTAGCCCAACCTCTTCCCCTCTTGCTATTCTGCCTAGGCATGGCAAAGTAATTCTTATAAAGACATGAATAACATAGAATCGGTATGCAATGGGATTGACCCATTCACACCGATAAGAGATCTGTCTCGCCCAGATCTCTAACTCTTCATGCGACAATATCCCTCTCTACGCACACTCCCTTTACTCTGCGAGGCACACGTTGGGAAAGCAGGCTCCTGAGATTATAGCATACCACTAAAGGGGGTCGCTTCACCCCGTTTCGATAATCATGTTGTGATGGATATTTGTTTCGCTCCATCAGCTTCGCTGATTAAACCCCTTGATTGGCATGCACGAGTGAGGGTGTAGCTTTCCCAAAGTGTTTGGGATTGTAACTTAACCATATCTAACATAGGAGATAATGATATGACAAAAACTAAACTAAATACATTCAATGATATTTCAACATTAATCTTAAATGAGATACCTGATACATTATTCAATGATGTTGACAACTATCTCATTGACAGACCGTTAAATGCTGATGGTACTAAACGTCAATCAACTGAACAAGGAGAGAGGATGGAAAATCCAAAATACAATCTCGACTTGTTCTTGATGATTGGCGGTATTACTGTATCATGTGCTTATTCTCTTAAATCTGCCAAAGATTACTTAGATAAGACACAATATACATACAATCAAGATGTTGAAAGATTTAGCCAAGACGAGGTACGTGGTTCATATGTTGAGATCGCCTACATGGTAGCTCAGGACAAATACGATATATGTCTAAAACTGTATCAGCAATTCACTACATTGTTTGAATCAGTCATGGGATATGCATGGGCTACCGAAAATGGTAAGGTACAACATAACTATGGTATAGATTGGTTTCAAAATAAGAAACAGTACAAACTAGCCAAGCAACCAATGCCTACTGTAACTAAGAAGAAAGTTACTGCAAAAGACAAAGCACTAGGTGTCGCTTAACATCTATACAAAAGGTAGGGCTTTATGCTCTACCTTTTATCTTTTATTTTTACAGACTAGAAGATTTCTCTCGCCATGCGAGGCTCGACAAATCTGCGAGTCGGGTCTCGCACACCCTGCTAACGACAGACATCTTTATATAATTTAAATGCTCTGGATGGGGTTCTTGAAAATAACGGAATGTAGATATAGAATTTGTGGTACAGTTTTATGTAGCACGATCAACTAACATATGGAGATTAAATTGATTCATAAATTATTACAATTACACATAGATAATGCCAGTGATACTGGCTACAAGAACAAGCACTGCATCAATATGATGCTAGAGTTTGTGTTGTCTACTGCATTGTTTTGTATCGTAGGATACGTACTGTATGCAGTATGGCATATATTTTAACGATTCAATATGGAGGACAATATGAATCACATGACAAAGACAGGACTAGAAAGACTAACTGCAGATCATTGGGAAGATTATGCTTTCCCAATAGAAACTGTACCAATCAAAGCTAACGCAGATGATGATCCATCAGGTGACATACCGATACCTGATCGTGTTGCACTGATACGATCTGATACCAATGAGTATCTAGCAACACACTCATTGCAGTACAGACCAGTGTTACATCAAGATGTAGTGAATCCTGTAATGGATATCCTTGATCGTATATCTAAGAACTATCATGTAAATGTACGTATGCATGACAATGGTGCATTGATGGTAGCCAAGTTTACTTGCAAAGATATCTTGATAGAAGATCCATCACTCAATGATTACATTGCTTATCAGATAACATTACGTAACTCATACAATGGTATGTGGTCAGTGATGATCAATGCGTATGGCTTGCGTATGTTCTGCATGAATGAATGTACTACACCTGATAAGATTGCTAACTTCAAACTCAAACACAATGGTATCTTCAACTATAACTTTGAGCATCTGGAACATTCACTTGATGTATTTCGTAATAGTGAAGAGAAGTACAAAGCATGGCATGGTATGCGTGTTGATGAAGATGATGCTGATCGATTGTTTCAAAAGGTATGCTACTCAGCACGACCAACAATAGATGGCAAACACTACAACGCAACGCAGGTATACAACCTTCAAAGACTATGGTCACAATACAAAAGCGAAATGGGAAGCACAGTATGGAGTCTGTACAATACAGTAACACATTGGGCATCACACCCAACAGAGGTATCAAGACCAGAGAAGACTAAGGTTGAACGTAACAATGCGTTTACTAAATACTTACAACACAACAACAATATATTTCTTGACATAAAGGAGGTAGCAAATGTCTAATCAATATTACGATGCACTATTAGAAAAAACATATGAGAAGGTAGCTGATATGTCTGTTGATAAGTTCATGTCTATGTGCGAAGAATATAACATAGAAATAGAAATAATAGATAGTATAGCACAAGAACTAACATACAAACTAGTGGAGGCTAGAAGCGAATGATTACATACACAACAAAAGAACTCAAGCTATGCACTGAGATATCACGCATTGGATCACCAGAAAACTATCGATCAATGTTCCAACATATGATTGATGTAGCACAGCCATATGGCAATGATAACTCAGAGGTGTGGGTCAACAAGATGACTGTCAAAACCACAAAGATGTGGGAAACAATGTATGCAGATCAACTTGACGATTCACATGAGTTGTGGCTTGATGAACAATTACGTAAACAATACTTAGTTTCCTAAGGGAAGCTGCTTGCTAGTGCAATCATTATGTCCTCCTATGCCTAATGATTGGTTGCCACACTAGTAAGTAGCATAAATTAATGGGGGATAATAGGGAGGGTTATCCCCCTTTTTATGGAGATAAATATGCAAACACCTTTAGAAAAAAGAAGACAAAGCTATCTAAAATTCTTTGAAGATGGAGTAGCTGATGGTTTGTTTATAGGCAAGCAAGATGAGAGTAAATTATTCTCTGCTTATTATAAACAAGGATATGATTACGGATTAGTATTATGGAACAGACAAGTACAAATAGAAGATAATGAATGGGAGAGAAAAAATGGAAGATAGATTTGAAGATGTGCCACAAGAACTAGATGAACTAGATCGTGCAGGTCATGTAAAGATACAGAGCTATCATGATTTTTATCAAGCAATGTTGTTCTACCCTGAAAGAACTGATAAGCTACAACCTGCAGGTATGACAGCTACGAATAGAAATTACACGTACTGATGACACCTGAACAAAGGTATCAGTACAATAAAATAATAGACACACTTATCAAACAAAGAAAAGATCAAGGCCTTACTATAGAAAAGTTAGCTATGGAAATAGGTACTGATACCAAAACTCTTGGTGATTGGGAGAGAAAAAATAAAGAGCCAAGACTATTTAACTTGCTGTGTTGGTGCGAGGCATTGCAAGTATACTTAACTGCAACACTTAGTGATGGAGAGTTCTAATGAAAAAAAATATTAAACTAACAGATCATGAATGGGTAGTCGTATCAGCTACTATAAAATATGTTTTAAAATTAGTTGAGCCTGATAGTGATACTGCTAAAGAACTTAAAGATATTAGAGATAGGATAATTAATGCCTAGCAAAAGTAAAATCAAAGGTAACTACCACGAGAATTGGTTTGTAAAACTATTCACTTCATGGAAGTTACCTGTAAAAAAAGTACCACTATCAGGTAGTCTTGGTGGTGAACATACTGGTGACATCAAGCTAGTAATCAATGGCAAAGAATATGTTGTTGAGATTAAGTATAGATCTGTTGATGGATTCCCTAATCCTTTCAAGGTGTTAGAGAATAGAGATCTTGCTATATACAAACGTAAGAATGGTGATCCTAAATGGGTAGCTATAATTCCAGATAAAATATTTAAGGAGGTAATAAAATGATATGCGTAATATGCCACAAAGATATTGAACCTGATCGTGATAGTGATGGTAATATATATTGGACTGAAGGTAATAATGCACAGCCAGTAGGTGAGGGTAGATGTTGTAATAAATGCAACTCTGATATTGTAGTACCTATGAGATTTGCAGAAATTAAAATTAAAATATCGGGGAAAAAATGAATTACTTAACACAAGATTGGCAACCAAGCCACAAAATATTAGAACAACTAAAGGAGGTAGATCACAATGAAGAAACTAAGTACTTTAAATACTTCAATATCCGTAACCAAGTCAGAAGAGATGACTGGGATAATGAATATAAAAAATGGTGTGCAAGATCAAAGACTCGCAGACTTAGTACTAACGCAACAAAAAGAAATGACACCAAGCAAAGCAACAACACTAACAGTTTCTTTGCTAGAGTCCATGCTGAACTGCGTAATAAGTGAATCTGTTACAGCAGAATATGATTTCAAAAGATGGGTGCTACCACGTGGAAACATATTCAGTGGCACTATCGAAGAACAAAAAGAACAACACAGAAAAACTATTGGCTTGATGAAGAAGCTCATGGTTTGTGCTGATCAAACAACTATTGAGAACTGGATCATGGAAGTCTTGGTATGTACTACTGCACAAGCAAGACTTACTGAAGCAGACTTAGCTTTGAAGTGCAGAGTGTATGCTAGTAAAATGTCTCATATACCCGCTGATATACTTAAAGCTGCGTGTGACGAGATATGTAGAACCAGTACATTCTTTCCATCACTAGCTGAGTTTATCAAATACACTGACACATCTTACAATAGACGTGTTCAATTAGTGGATAATATACTAAGCAAAATAGAAACTTACTCAGATAAAAATGATTATAAAAAATATTTAAGTGCTTGATTTATTTGATAAAATAGATTAGGCTGATAGCAACTAACTATATAACGTGGAGGTTAATATGAAAGTTAGCACAATCAACCCTACCCAATCGCCATACATTGAAGACTTCATTCGTGGCTCAGACATGATAGATATTATGAATGGGAACTGGAATAAGTTATGGAGAATCAAGAAAGGTTTGCAAGGTAGACCTGACTTATCATTTCAATTCAATGTGCAACTTGGATTAGCCACAGAAGATTTCAATATAAAATGGGCTGAAGATAATTATATGCTGAAGTTTAACAAGCAAGCCAAACGACAATTACAATATGGATTGATTAAACTTACAGGTACACTTGATGGTTTCTCAGGTACTAACTCTGAAGATGAGATTGA